GATGTTGCCGAGTTAGTTGATAACTTTGCCCGCGCTTTGGAAATCAAATTAAAGGATAAGAACACATGACACACGAAGAACTGATTGCTAAGTTGACAGAGATGTTGGAGATTCAAACCAAACTGACTGAGACAACGGTGGATATGCTTAAGCCAGCAGTCGATGCGGCGTATCAAAAAGGCTACGCCGATGCGATGGGGTGGAAGACACAAAACCATCTTGAACACTTACCCCCAAAGGAGAATACATGACTAAACGAGAAACCATAGTGGCATTCATTAAAGATATGTTGCGCCCAAGAACGCTAAAAGAAATCATTGACATAGAGATGCGTGATGCAACTATATGCAAGATGCAAGCAGAGAAATCGCTTGAGTACGCAATGAGCGTTGTCGAATACAACCGTCAGCGCATTCGTAGACTGGAAGAGAAACTTTTAGAGATAGGAGAACAAGATGCTTGAAACAGTTGCATGGGCAGTATTACTAATGTGTTTAGGTGGGATAGTTGTAGTGGTTGTTGGATTAGCCATAGTAATTTTGTGTAGAGAAGATATATGAAGCAACTACTGATTGGGTGCGGGTCACTCAAGAACAAGCGCTTGTCTCTTGACGGCACGAAAGAGTGGGAAGACCTGACAACCCTTGACTACAACACTGACCACAGACCTGATGTAGTTTGGAACTTGATGGAGTTTCCTCTGCCGTTCAAAGACAACAGTTTCGATGAGGTGCACGCTTATGAGGTACTAGAGCACACAGGCGCACAGGGGGACTACAAGTTCTTCTTTGATCAGTTCTCTGAGTTCTGGCGAATCCTTAAACCTGATGGTCACATGTTAGTGACATGCCCATCGCGCCACTCAGCATGGGCATGGGGTGACCCAAGTCACACACGCGTGTTACAGCAAGAACATCTGATATTCCTGAGTCAAGCGGAGTACGACAAGCAGATAGGGCAGACAGCCATGTCTGACTTCAGGAGCATATACAAAGCCGACTTCAAAACCATATGGGTGCAAGAGGACGAGAACGCTTTGATGTTTATTGTGAAAGCAATTAAGCCATGAAATGCCCCGAGTGTGGAGCATGGACGATAGTTAAACAAACAACCAAATCACCCACGTTTGGTTACACCAGAAGGAGAGAGTGCGCTAATGAACACAGATTTACAACCCAAGAAGTCATTGTCCCGCAAGAGGCAATTGATGAAGAACGAAGAAACCATCTCGCTAATAACCAAGAACGATTGGAATCCTTTCGAGCGAGCCGACCCAAAGCTGTTAGAAAAAGCAATGCAAGAATCTACTAAACAAAGACGTCACGAATTCGAGGACGCACCAATTTAAGGTCGGAGTATTCATGAAAGCAACGCATGCAAGCCTTGTAGATGCGAACATGTTTTGCTGGTGGTATAGGTCTCCGACACGATAGAGAACTGCCTATACTGCCCGCTCTTAGCCACGATCGAGGGGGCGTGGAATCTACATCACCCCCTCACCATTTAAGGAAACACATGACACCCGAAGCCAAAGTTAAGAAACAAATCAGGAAGATACTAGACACGACACGCGTGTACTACGCGATGCCGATCGGCACGGGCTATGGGGCGTCAGGTGTACCAGACTTTCTTGCTTGCTGTGAAGGTAAGTTCATTGGCATCGAAGCCAAGGCAGGCAAGGGAAAGACAACAGCACTACAAGAACACAACCTACAACGCATTAGAGAGAGTGGAGGATTAATAATAGTTGTAAACGAATTAAACATTAACGAACTAGAGGAATTGATATGCGAAATACAAAAGAAATGACGAAGGGGGTGCTTGACTTCAACGCCAAGATAGACAAACTCAGCGCAGACCAACGCGAACACCTACGCAAAGCCATTGAGGGGTTAGTCGAGTGCTGTATAGATGGGACACGGCATGCTGTGGTTGTGTTGGGCAAAGACGATGACCCTCGCGCTGAGGTGCTCACCATTAACTGCAATGAGATGGACGCCGCCTTTATGCTGAGTTGTTTGACAGAGACATTCATGTCGGCTAACTTAGAAGATGCGCCAGCCAAGGAGAGATTTAATTGACAGTCGAAGAAGAAATACAGATTCTTAATCTGGCAACTAAGTTGGGCTTGTCCTCTATGTACGAAGCCCCACGCGACACTTACTCAAACTGGCGCACTAAGGTGCTGACGTTTGCACAACAAATAATGAAAGAGAAGCATGAGCAAACCATTCGATCAGATATTAACCATTGACTTCGAGACACGTTGGTCTAAGAAAGACTACACACTATCGAAGTTAACAACCGAGGAGTACATTCGTGATAAAAAGTTCATTGCGTTCGGCGCTTGTGTCCATGTATACGGAAGCGGAGACGATATTAGATGGATTAGCGGAAGAGACTTACCTGAGTTCTTTTCTGGAGTCGACTGGGGACGAACCGCAGTGCTTGCGCACAACGCACAGTTCGATGTATCCATTATGGAGTGGCGATACAACGCCCGTCCCGCATTCATCTTCGATACGCTATCAATGGCACGCGCTCTACGAGGCGTGGAAGTTGGAAACTCACTTGCAAAGTTGGCGTACGACTTCGGACTACCTGCCAAGGGAACGGCTGTTTATTCAACTGATGGAGTTCACGAGTTGGCCCCTGAGACCGAGCGAGAACTCGCTGAGTACTGCAAACATGATGTGTTTCTGTGCGAGGAAATATTCAAAAGGTTGGTTGATGCCTATCCATCGAAGGAGCTCAGACTAATCGACATGACGTTGAAGATGTACACACGTCCTCGGCTAGAACTTGACCCAAAGATGTTACAGATAGCAATAGAAAAGGAGAAAACAGAACGTGAACAACTACTACAACGCCTTAACATTACAGACGCTGACCTCTCTTCCAATCCAAAGTTTGCCCAACTACTTGAAACCCTCGGCGTTGCGGCACCGACAAAGGTTAGTAAAACCACTGGCAAGCAGACACTTGCGTTGGCGAAGAATGACGCGCTCTTTCAGCAACTCCTCAACAGCCCAGTCGAAGAGGTCAGGCTTCTTTGTGAGGCTCGTCTTAAAGTTAAGTCAACAACTGAGCGCACGAGAGCAACACGCTTCTATGAAATCAGTCAACGAGGAAAGTTACCAGTACCTCTGTCGTATTACGGGGCGCAGACCGGACGTTGGACTGCAAGCAAGGGCTCCGCAATCAACATGCAAAACCTCAAGCGAGGTTCATTCTTACGCAAAGCGATTATGGCTCCCGAAGGGTACAGTCTGGTCGTCGGTGACCTCTCACAAATTGAACCGCGAGTACTCGCGTGGCTTTCGGATTACACAGAGATGCTTGACATCTTTCGGGCAGGTGGTGACCCTTATGCCGCGTTCGGTGCGCAGATGTTTAACATTTCCGGACTTACTAAGGAATCGCACCCTGACCTACGGCAGTCTGCAAAAAGCGCGCTCTTGGGTTGTGGCTACGGGTTGGGCTGGGCGTCGTTTGCGTCGCAGTTACTTACGGGCTTCCTTGGTGCTCCGCCGGTTAGGTACAACAGGGACTTTGCGAAGCAACTCGGCGTTGATAAGACGTTTGTAAATAGGTTTGTTGACTGGCACGACAGCGAGTCCAAACTGCTAGGCATCCCGCACACCTGTACTGTGGAGGAGTTGCTTGACCACGCCGTTGCCGCAAAGAAGATCATCGACACCTACCGCTCTACCGCATACCCTGTGGTGGGGTTCTGGAGCATGTGCTCGGAGTTGTTGGAGAGTGCTTTGGTTAAGGGGCATGAGCACACATACAAGTGTTTGACATTTAAAAAAGGCGCGATAGAATTACCAAACGGCATGTCTTTGCTGTACCCCAATCTGCGTCAAGTCAAGGACGAAGAAGGCAAGACCAACTGGGTGTATGGCGAGGACGCAACTAAACTGTACGCTGGCAAGATCACGAATAACGTAACACAAGCGTTGGCGCGTATTGTCATGACGGACGGCATGTTAAGGGTAGCAAAGAAATACCCAATCGTAGGTACTGTGCATGATGAACTGATTGCACTTGTGCCTGACGAAGAAGTAGAACACGCTAAGACTTGGGTCTTGGCGCAAATGACTATGGAGCCAAGTTATATGCGAGGCATCCCATTAGACGCTGACGGTGGCGCCCATCGTAGATACGGAGAAGCAAAACAATGAAGATACCAAAAGAAATTACCATTGGTCGCAAGACCTACACGGTGCAGATGAACGACAACCTCATCAACGGCAGACAGATGGGTCAGATTGACTACAACAATGACGTCATGAAGATCGTTACACACGCCACATACAAGCGCGGTAACGGCACTGAGGTGCACATCAAGTTCTCTGATGAAGAGGTAAGCGACACATTCTGGCACGAGTTAACGCACGGCATACTGCATGAGATGAGTCACCCGCTACGCGACAACGAGTCGTTCGTTACCAAGTTTGCAAACCATTTATCGCACGCTATCAACACAGCCAAACTATGAAAAAGTCCGCATGGTCACACTCCTCCCTCAAAGACTTTGAGGGCTGTGCTAGGCGCTATCACGAGGTCAAGGTCTTAAAGAACTACCCGTTCACACAGACGGAGGCAACGCGTTACGGCAACCAAGTTCACGAGTCGTTAGAACTCTATGTACGTGATGGGAAACCAATACCGCCTGAGCACTCGCAGTTTCAACCTATCGTTGATGCGTTGCTAAAAAAAGATGGACGTGTGATTGCTGAGTATGAGATGGCGTTAGACATTGACTTGAACATCGTGGGATGGAAAGACAAGAATGTATGGGTGCGTGGCATTGCGGATTTACTAATCATTGATGACGAGAACTTGACTGCGTGGATAGTCGACTACAAAACAGGTAACAACAAATACCCCGACAGAGAACAGCTAACGCTGATGTCGTTAATGGCGTTTCAACATTTCCCCCATATCCGCAAAGTGAACTCAGCACTATTGTTTCTCGTGAAGAACGACATGGTGCGTGCGCAGATGATGCGTGAGCAAGCCGAAGCGGAGTGGTGGAAGTACCGAGAGAGATATGCCCGACTTGAGGCATCATTCAGCAACGACGTATGGAATCCAAACCAAACACCTCTGTGTGGATGGTGCCCTGTGAAGACATGCGAATTTCACCCCAAGCACTAAAGGAACATCATGCCTTATAAAAATCCCGAAGACCGCCCATCGTACGCAAAGTATGAACAAAAACCGGAGATTATTAAAAAACGTTCAGAACGCAACAAAGCCCGAGCACTGTTAATGAAAGAAGGAAAAGTACATAAAGGAGATGGAAAAGATGTCGACCACAAGAAGCCGCTCTCAAAAGGAGGCGCAACTACAAAAAGCAATCTCCGCGTTAAGTCCGCAAGCGCTAACAGGAGTTTCGCTAGGAAGTCTGACCACAGCATCAAGTAACCAGATTCACCAAGTAAATCGTTGGCCCGAGGTACAAACAAACTGCATAGAGATTAAGGAGCATGAAGCGTTTAAAACACCCGTCGCTACGCTTCTTAATCTCTGGCTAACGCGTTATGGTAATGAATGGATTGACTTAGAAGATATTGAGAAGGACGAGTTCTTCGCTATTGCTTACAAAAGACTCAAACAAATGGGCGAACTAGAGCAACACTATCTAACCGATAGAGCGCGATACGTATGTAGAAAACCGGAATAAATAAAGGAGAAGCAAATGAAGATGAAAGAACAAGAGTTGATGCACGAAGATTTTCAACGGCAGATGAAGGAGAAATTGTTAGCAATGAAACCCAAAGCGCGTATGCAGTCAGCACCACAGAAACCAGAATTTAATCCAAACAAACACGAGGCATGGTCAATATCTTTGTCGCAACTTGTTAATTTGTGGCAAGCAAAGTATGGCGATACATGGGTGGACGTCTCTGATCTCGATGATGACTTTTGGCCCGAAGCATCTGCGCGTTTGCACCTAAATTACAAGATGGAAACGTACGACAGAGAAAACACACCTTGGGCTCGGTTGAGGGAGGACGCGTAATGGAAATCATTGAAGACAAGGCGTTGCTGTTACGCACACGTAACCCACACAAGTTCAACGTCATACCCAAGCACAAAGTTGTTGGTGAAGAGAACGGCATCTATGAGATCGCTGTGTACTGGGGACTTGATGAAGTAAGGGTACTAAAAAACCTTGGTGTGAAGAACGTACCCTCGCCTATCACTAGGCGCTACACATGGGCAGGACGTTACAAGCCTATGGCGCATCAGATTGAGACGTCTGCTTTCCTGACAATGAATCGCAGAGCGTTCTGCTTCAATGACCCCGGCACTGGGAAAACTTTATCTGCGCTATGGGCGGCAGACTACCTAATGAATCGTGGTGACGTTCGTCGTGTGCTTATCTTGTGTCCGCTATCAATCATGCACAGCGCTTGGATGGGAGACATAGGCAACAGCATCATCCATCGTTCAGCAGTTGTGGCGCATCACGCGCAGTCATCACGTCGCATCGAAATGATTCAGCAAAAGTACGAGATCGTTATCGCCAACTATGACGGCTTGAACTTGATAGCAAATGAGATCAACAACGATGGGCGCTTTGACTTAGTGATCGTTGATGAAGCCAACGCATACAAGAACCCAAGCACACGCAGATGGAAAGCCTTAGCGTCAATCATCAAGCCTGAGACATACCTGTGGATGATGACGGGCACTCCTGCTTCGCAGTCACCAGTGGATGCGTATGGTCTTGCACGCTTAGTTAATCCAAATGGTGTGCCTAAGTTTCAAACGGCGTGGCGCGACAAGGTCATGAACAAAATCACAATGTTTAAGTGGGCACCAAAGCCAGACGCAAGAGAAAAAGTGTTCATGGCACTTCAACCAGCAATACGCTACACAAAAGCACAATGCCTTGACTTGCCCCCTGTGATCACGGTGACGCGTGAGGTGCCTATGACACCGCAACAAAACAAATACTACCGACTGCTCAAAGAGCAGATGCTTGCACAAGCGGCGGGTGAAACGATCAGCGCTGTTAACGCGGGTGTGGTGGTGAGTAAGTTGTTGCAGATCAGTTGTGGTGCCGCGTACACAGACGATAGGGAGGTTGTTGAGTTCGATGCCGCGCCAAGATTGAATGTGCTCTGCGAGATACTGGAGGAGACATCGAGGAAAGTGATTATTTTTGCTTTGTTTCGCTCAAGCATTGAAACCATCGTCACGCATTTAACCAAGCAAGGCTATGGCGTAGGACAGATACACGGCGACGTGACTGCTACTAAGCGCGGGCAGATCATCAACGACTTTCAGACTACCGACAACATACGCGTACTGGTGTTGCAACCACAAGCAACGGCACACGGGATTACCCTAACTGCCGCTGACACAGTTGTGTTTTTCGGTCCACTGATGAGCGTTGAGCAGTATGTGCAGTGCATAGCACGCGCCGATCGTAAAGGTCAAGATTCCGACAAAGTTACTGTGGTACACATTGAGTCAAGCCCGATAGAGAAAAAACTATTCAAGGCAATGAACACAAAAGTTAACGACAGTATTCTTTTGACTGACATGTTCGCAGAAGAAATGCGAGGTTAAAAATATTTTTAAAGAAAGGAGTTGCATTGGACAAAACTGTGTGTATGATGTCAAACACTAGACAAATAAAAGGAGAAGCAAAATGGTAGATATAGATGATGAAGTCGAGGCACCGCCCTCGCTCGATGCGGAGGAAATCGCCTCTGTACCGATGGATAAGTTAGCCAAGGTCTATCGCAAGATGGCTACTAAGATTCAGCAGTTGACCCGAGAGTACGAGACAGAGGTTGAAGCCATTAAGGCGCAACAAGATGTCGTAAAGATCGCACTCAAAGATCAGATGTTGAAACTTGGTGTGAAGTCTGTACGCACAGACCAAGGCACAGTAGTCTTGTCGACAACGACAAACTACAACACACAAGACTGGGACTCGTTCAAAGAGTTCATGAAGCAGTACGACGCGCTTGACTTAGTTCAACAACGCATATCGCAACTCAACATGAAACGCTTCTTAGAAGAGAACCCCGGAGTTGTACCCCCCGGCCTTAACTCGATGACCGAGTATGGCATTTCAGTTCGTAAACCAACCAAGTAGTTTTAGGAGAAAAAACAATGAGCAATGTTGCTGTATTTAACCCATCCCAAGTCCCCGCCTTCGCAAAGAATCGCGGTCAGTTGTCTGCCGTAGCCAAAGCCCTAGCCGGTGGTGGTGCAGGTGCTGGCGGTAAGAACATCTCCATCAAGGGCGGTGTGTTTCGTTTGATCGCCAGTGGCAAAGAAGTTGCCGCGATTGAAGAACGCTACCTCGACGTGGTGATCGTGAACGCCGCACCTAAAGTAAGCCGTGTGTGGTACGCCAAGTCCTATGACGGCGCAAGCAGTTCACCTGACTGCTACTCACAAGATGGTGACAAGCCCGCACCTGATGCAGAGAACCCACAAGCATCTACCTGTGCTGCGTGCGAAAAGAACGTCGCTGGCTCTGGTCAAGGTAATAGCCGTGCTTGCCGTTACCAACAACGTCTTGCCGTAGTGTTGGCTAATGATATGGACGGAGATGTTCTCCAGTTGACCGCCCCTGCCACATCTGTGTTTGGTAAGGAAGACGGAGAGAACCGCCCACTTCAGGCGTATGCTCGTTGGTTGACTGCGCAGAACATTGACCCAAGCGAGGTCATCACCCGTATGCGCTTCGACACCAAGTCTGAGTCACCCAAGTTGTTCTTCAAGACTATGCGTTGGTTGACTGAAGATGAGAACGAGACTTGCCAAGCCAAAGGCAATACGCCCGAAGCCAAGCGTGCTGTCACCATGACGTTCGCTAAGTCTGCTCCTGCCGTAGCCGCTCCTGTGGAGGAAGAAGCCCCCGCCCCTGCTCCAAAGGCAAAGAAAAAACCTGATCCAGTGGAGGAAAGCGACGAAGAGCCAGTTGTTCGTAAGGAAGAGAAGAAGCCAAACGCTGTACCCGCCAAGAAAAGCAACCTAGCCGCTATGGTTGATGATTGGGACGAGAACGAGTAATGGCTTACTCACCGCAAATCATAGACACCGTTAAGAAAGCGCCTAAGACTTTGGGAAACCAACTTGGGCGTTGGGCGGTACACCTTGATTTTCCCGTGACTAAGATTGCTAAGGCTACTGGTGCATCGCGCCAGTCAGTCTACAACTGGTTCGCGGGGGGTGAGGTCTTCGTGGCGTATCGACCCGTAGTCGAGGCGCTTCTCTCTATACTCAAAACTTCGCCTAATGCTGACGTGGCGTGGAGATCAACATGCAAAACCTTCGACCTGAAACCCTGACTGACAATGAGCTATTACGCTACGCGCTACTGGAAAACCCTAAAGGTCTGTCTGAGTCTTGGGGCAACGTGTTGCTACAACGCATGGCAGTCTTGATAGATCAGAACGACACGCTTCTCAGCGCACAAAACAAAATGTATGAGAGCGCGTTTGAAGAAGGCTTTGCCGCTGGCGTAGCAGTAGCCAATCAATAACCAAAGGATACACATGACACCCGCTGATTTTCTAGCGGTGGTTTTGCCGTCCTCTGGCGAAGGCCTATATTGCGCGGTAGAACTCACAAAAAAGAAGGAACACTTCTATGCAGACAACCTTGCTGACATCGTTGCCAAGGTAGACGCTTGGCATAAACTGAACTACGACTGCTTCTATGCAGTCTCCACATTCGACGAGAAGCGCGGCACGGTTAACGCCCAGTTCGTTCGATCGTTCTTTGTGGACTTGGACGGCTATGCCAGCAAGAAGGAAGCGGCTCTAGCGCTGGACGCGTTCTTAGACAAGACTGGGTTTAACAAACTTGGCAACCCTTGGGTAGTGGACTCGGGCGGTGGGCTTCACGTCTACTGGCCTCTGGCGGATTCCATCCCCGCATCTATTTGGCAACCTCTTGCAGAGAACTTAAAAGAACTGTGCAAGCAAGAAGGGTTCAAGATAGACGAAGGTGTGTCCGCTGACCTAGCCCGTATCCTACGGGTGCCTGAGACAACTAACTTTAAGAAGAAGTACACGACGCCTCGCCCTGTGCGCATACTGCAAGAGGGCGATGTCTTTAATCTGGAGGACTTCTCCAAGGTCTTGTATGGCAACCTCGTAGCCCCTGTCATGCCCACACCAAGTGAGCAGATTGAGGGCACACGCCCGAGCCGTAAGCCTGACGCTAACCAAGTCAAACTGGTGGAGAACAGCATCACGTTGTTTGCCAACATCCGCGCTAAGGGTTGCGGTCAGATTGACGATTACATAGCGACAGCCACAGAAGACGGCAAAGAACCTGTGTGGCGTGGCATCCTGTCATGGGCACAGAAGTGTGCAGACGGCATGGAGCATGCGATTGAGTTGAGCAACATGCACCCATACCCGTTGGAGCGCATGCACCAGAAGCTGTCTGAGATCAAAGGTCCGTATGCCTGTGCCAAGATAGACAGGGAGAATCTAGGGGTTTGTCCTAAGTGTCCACACTGGGGCAAGATAACCAACCCGCTCATCCTTGGGCGTGAGATTCAAGTCGACAACACCGAGAAGACCATCTTGCTTGAGACGTTCACGCCTGAGCCAGAATCGATCGACGAGGACTTTAATGAGGACTTTGACGACGAAGGCGTCAAGGACACAGCGCCAACTATCACCCGCCCCGTGCCCCCACGCGGCTTTAGTTACGGCAAGAATGGTGGCATCTACCGCACGCTTGAGGAGAAGGATGCCGAGGGCAAGAAGATAACTAAAGAAGTACAACTGCTTGGCTACGACTTGTTTGTGGTTGACTTGCTCAAGCAGGAGAATGACCATTTGATTCACATGGCGGCTGTACGCCCCGAGGGCGTGATAACGCTTAACTTCCCACAGCGATCAATCGTGAGTAAGGACGAGACTCTCAAGTGGCTGGCTAGTCAGAACATTGTGGCTGGTGGCTTTCATCAAAAGAATCTGTACGACTATGTGCTGGCAAGCGTAGAGAAGGCCTCGATGGAGAAGAAGGCTATCGTTGTGCCGTTCCAATGCGGCTGGCAAGAGGACATGTCGTTCGTCTACAACAACCGCGTGTTCACCAAAGACGGACGCGAGACACGTATCCCCATGCCGGGGCTTGAGAACATCAACCGCAACACTAACAGCAAAGGCACACTCGACGAGTGGCGCGAGGTCTGGGAGGTCTTCAAGTCCAAGAAGATGTACGACACGCTGGCATCTTGTGCTGACTCGTTTGGCTCAACCCTGATGAAGTTCACCGAATACGAGGGCTTCATGTGGCACATCGGCTCACGCCAATCCGGTACGGGTAAATCCCTAACCCTGAGCGCCAAGGCTGGCGTGTGGGGTCACCCCGTGCGCTACCGCACAGGTAAGAGTACGTCCCCCGTAGCCATGATGCAACGCGCTGGCTTACTGAACAGCTTGCCTTTGCTGATTGATGAGATCACCAGCCGGAGCCGTGCAGACATGGAGTGGGCACCAACTTTCATCTTCGACTATGCCGAGGGTTTGGGCAAGGAGCGGATGGAGGCTGGCTCTAACAAGGAGCGTATCAACCACAGCGTGTGGGCGGCTACGGGCACGATGACTTCCAATGTGCAGTTGCTTGACTACATGGCGGGGGCTAGGACTTTCAGTTCCAACGGCGAATTAAACCGCATGCTGGAGTGGAACCCGACAGAAGAACTCAAGTGGACGGCAGAAGAACGCGAGAAACTTAAAGGTTTGAAGCAGAACTATGGCGTGGCTGGAGAGGCTTGGGTTCGTTGGCTAGTCACTCACCAAGACGTTGCCAAGAGAATGCTGGCTAAGGTTGACGCACGGCTCAAGGAGATGATGGAGTTTGCTGACTTGGAGCGTTACTGGCACGCTGGGTGCACAGTTACCGTGGCTGCCGCCATTTTGCTCGGACCGAAGTACGCCAACATTATTGAGTTGCCGATCGAGGGCATCATTGAGTCTTTGAAGAAGGTGGTGGCTAACGCCCGTGCCAAGTTCAAGAGCAACATCCGTACAGCCGAGGACGTACTCAACGCCTACACCGGCAACAACTACGGCGGCTTCGTCATCATCAAGCGCAACGAAGAGAAGCGCATCCTTGCCTCATGGGGTAGCGGAGAGACGATCGACAAGTCGATTACGAAGACGAAGGTGCTGGGCAGGGTGGAGCATGATCTCTTAACTCCGGGGTACATCGAGTACTACATCGAGGAGCAGTTGCTTAAACAGCACTGCGTCAACATGAGTTATGGGTACGACGATTTCTGCGAACAGTTGGAGCAGTTGTTCACCGTGCACTACGTCAAGAAAGATATGCTGGCGCGTACAAACGGCCCGAGTATGCGGGTCAACGTCATGCACATAAGTTGTAGATCGGACATCGTAGATGAAGTTAATTTATCCGTTGGACAACCTAAAGCCGCATGATTGCTTCTTTGTCGCGGGGCTAGACGTAGATGGGATTAGGGAGCGCGGCATGTCCGCCGCGCTCCAGTACCGCTACAAGATGAAAGCCACTGTGTGTATCTACGACGGCCTTATCGGGGTGCTATTTCGTCGACTTCCCGGCGGCTTGACGCGGCTACGGTTATCTTCAACTGACGAACCTCTGACAGACGCTCACGCTTCTCCGCTGGACTAATGTCCATAGCCTGTATGGCTTTCTCAAACTGCGTCAACTCTTTCATCTGTGTCGTAAAGTAATCGCCCATCTCCCCCGCCATGTACTCGTTCATGTTTGCTTCCAACAAAGCCATGGCCTCGGCGGCACGTCCTTCATTAAACATGTTGTCAACAGTGCGCTGAAGTTTGATAGCGTCCTCGAACCGATCATAGGTAGCGTTAATAATCCCCGCCGCATCATTGGGTTGAAACGCCCCGCCAATTACAGGTAGTTCAGACAGTCTTGCGGCGGCTTTCTCTGGTGTGTCGCCTTTGGGGATACCAATGCTGACGGCTTGAAGGAACGCTAGTCCCATCGTACCGGTATAGCCCTTGACTAACTCCTCCAACATGATAGGAGAAAGACCGCCTGCTTTACCAATCAGTTTGGCGGCTTCAGAAGTGTTAACGCGGAACTGTTCTTCTGGCAACAAACCTTTCTCGTGCGCAGACAAAATCTCACGCCCTGTGTAGAACGACTTGCCCAGTCCGTACTCAATCAAAGGCTTAGCCGCCTGCGGTATGCCATACGACGTGCCTCCGGGAATTGTCTGCAACAAGATTTGCTTAAACGCTTTGACTGCTTCTTCGCCGCCATGTTCGTTCACCATAGAGTTATACAACGCTTCTGGTATAGCCTTGAAGATGTAGCCAATCTCAAACGGCACAGGAATACGAATAGGTTCGTCAACTCCGGGGATACGTACAAACCAGTTGCCATACTTCTGCTCAGGTGTAGCGTTCTTGTAGGCTTCGTCGTCCTGCATCATTGCCGCGTAAGCCAAAGTACTTGCCGCCAACATACCGCCACGTTGCAATAACTTCTCTTGTATCTTGAGGCGCTCATTAAATGGCATCTTGCCTGTGAGTGCTTTATACAAGACGTTGAGCGCTTGAATCTGTGCGTTAAAGAACGGGATTAACGAACCAATAATATGAATACTTGGCTCGGCTCCGCGCTTGTTAAAGTTCATAGACTCCAACGCCATAAGCGTGGCTTCCATCTCAGACAGACCTTGTGCAATATAACTGTTGTACTGTGCGCGGCGAGTGGTGGCATCTGCCTCCATGTTCAACGCTTCAGCCTTAGCCAACAAGTTCATCCAGCCGGGCTTGCCGTCGGTTATGTCGCGCAGAATCTTGGTTAAGTCTTCTGATGTGCCAGTAAACACTTGACCGCCAGTAACTCCACGTCGCTCCAACGTCTTCTTGGTGGCGCTATTAAGTTCTTTCAGCGCTCCCAACACAGGAACAAAGTTAGCGCCAGACAAGATAGGTGCCGCCACGGAGTCACGGAACAACTGCCGCGCCGCGTACAGAGGGCTTAGGGTAACGGCTTTACGTAATAATCTTGCGGGCATAGCCAAAAGACGCCATATCGCTGGCATCTGTGTTGGGATACCTGCCATACCTTTGACCAACAAATCTCCGGGAATCCCCTCTACACCATCAATGCTGGCGTACATGTCCTTGCCGTCTTTCTTGAACTTAACTACGTTCGGTCCAGAAGTAGCACCAACAATCTTTGCCATTTGCATGTCAACCAACTCAAACACGGCGTTCTTTGTAGCAAAGTTACGCAAACCCATGTCTGCCAACATGTTGGTGTTCTGCACAGCGCTGGTCATAAAGTCAAGAATAGGCTTATCACCACCAACTAACTCGTGCAAATATGGTTGCTCGGCAATACTGCCAATACGAATCGGCATTGACTTACCAATAATAAGTTCTGCAACGCCATTACGCTCACGATACCAAGGGATGTAGTCGTTCTCTTGCATCAACTCTTTACGAGTGGCTTCAGATATAGCCCCGCTGTCGGCAACAAACTGCAACATATCACGGTTGTATTCGTTGTACTGTCTACGGGCATCTTCAAAAATGCTTTTGAGTGCTGCGTTCTTATTAACAAACCGTTCCGCTTTAAGAATGTCCGCTTCGGTTACGTCTTTGTCAAAGTTCAGCGTCTCAAAACCTTTACTCTTAGCGCGAATAGCAGACATGTACGCTGTAAACATTCGGTTAACAGCTTCACCATTACCTATATATTTCTTAGCGTCCCGCAAAGTCTCCACTACGCCACGAATACTAGCGCCTTCATTGCTCTCAATGATGTTTTCTTTTGAGCCGTCCGCACGGGTTTTTTCTATGCGTTTAAGCGCACCATTAGCAACAGCCTGAGAAACAAAATTCATTCGCTGGTCATACATCCGCAAGTAATACATCATCTGAGCGCCTTGGAGCGGTGCCATGACTTTAGAGATGCGTTCAAACCCAGCAAACCGATCAACAAGTTGTGTCTCTAGCCCAACAAAACCACCAGCGGCGGCACGCATTTTTTGAATGCTTGTTTTTTGTTTAGCAACAAATTTGTCAAAGGACACGCTGGCATCACGCGCTTCGTCATTGGCATACTCAGGCGATACGTATGGGAGTGCTTGATCTTTAAATTCTTGTAACGGCGTATTGCTTTCGTAAATTTCTGACTTAGTAGTTGCTAAGATGTCCTCAGATAGCGCCACGGCTTCGGCAAATACCGACTGCGCCGCTTTAGCAGGCATGTCAAAAAACTTTGTCATTAACTCAACAAAGCGCGTAAAAATACTCTTGCGTGGTTTTGTCGACGGTATTTCCACTAACATCTTTTGGAAATCGCGGTCAGAATACAACTCCGACAAAAACTCATCTGCGTTCGTAAGTCCGTAGATTGACTGTCTGTTACGACCAAGATTCATACTGTGCTGACGATAGTAAGCACGCCCCTGTGGTGTTTCTAACCAAGCAACCACTTGTTTACGTAGTGCCTCTACTTGCTCTCGTAACTCAGGATTTAATTGCATAGCACGACTTGTAGCCGCGTGTGTTAACTCATGCAACAAAATTTTGTTTGCATTTTTGGCAAATTTTGATGGTGCTCGGGTGTAGACAACGTCGTATCTGCTGTTGTACATACCGCCGTAGCGTTGGCGAATGGGGCCGTTAACTGCATACACACGACCGCTACCACCAGCTTCTGGGGCGGAAGCAAACACTTCACTTAGTTTTTCAAACAGTGCACGTACTTGTGGAGAAGTTGTACGCTCCGCGCCATACTTAGCGGCTTGAGCAAACGTCATTCCGTGGAACGGGGCAGTCTCATCAAAAGTCGTATCCAGTGCTTTAGCAGATTGCTCTGACGTAAAGTCTTGTGGGTTAATATTTACAGGTTTACGTGCAGGCATTGCACGGTTGGCAGGTACGGGTGTTGCACGAGGCGCTAAAGTTGCAGGCACACGTTTTGGCTCCGCAAACAAATTGTCCAGCGTGTCAGACAACGATTGTGCAATCTCATCTTCAAACAAACCAATGTCTTGGTTAAGCGTTTTTCCTTGCACGCGAGTGCTTGGCTTAGGCGCTTCTTCTGCTTTCTTACCCCGCGCTTCTTGAGCGGCAAGGTTTGCCAAGCGTTGGTCTTCCCGAGACATCTGTTGATACTCGCGTTCTACTTGTGCTTCTACATCGCCTGTCCTAAACGCTTTGCGTGCAGACTGTGCCAAAGATGTTTCTGTAGTAGCTGCCGCTTGTTTCTTTTGTGGCTTACCTTCTAAGACGGCTGCCCGTTGGGCTTCCAAAGACTCAATGTTTTGCAACACGCCTAACTTGGCAAGCGCTTCGTTGCGTTGTTTTGGGCGTGTGTTCTCGTCTTCAGAAAGTTGGCGCAGTGTGTCGCTGTCATTAGGCAAGTTCTCATACGCGCCTAGTTCAGCAACTAAGTCACCAACTTCTTCGTCAATCTGCTGTAGTTGCAGTTCTTTAATCTCTGCTCTGCGCCGCGCATCGTCTGCTTGGTCAGCTTGTTGTCTTGATTGCTTAGCCAACTTATCGAGTTCTTGCTGTTCCAACAACGCTTCTACATCTGTGTAATTCTCTTCAGAAGTATCAAGACGTCCAAGCCCAAGCGGTTTAATTTGCGTTTGTAAACGCAACCTAGTGTTGAGCAACTGGTTGATAGCCAACTGGGTTTGGTCAAGGTCCGCCTCAAGCGCTTTTCTTTCTGGCTTAGTTAGTTTGCCGTCAAGTTGTTTGCGCAGTTCAGTTTGCTTTTTCTCTGCAACAATTAAAGCCGTTTCGGCTTTTGCTAATTCTTCGCGTTCTTTTTTGTTAAGTTGGCGACGTGTTACAGAAACGCCAAACTCCGCAGTCTGCTTTTTAACTTGTTCTTTGCTGGACTTAATCTTGTCGTTGGTAGCTTTTTGTTCTTTTTGGATGGCTTCCAGTTGTGCCCGTGCAGCTTTTAAATCGTTACCAAGTTTTTGCTGTGCAAACGGATACTTATATGTAACGCCTGCTGTAGCCGTAACTTCCTCGCCACGCAAAGTAGCAAGTTGAGTTTCCAGCGCAACAACTTTCTCAAATATGTTTTGTGTCTTCTTGTCTGACACGGCTTGAAGAACTGCGGCGGCGGTGTCGTGTGCCTCTTCCCGCGTCTCCATCATGTCGCTCAAGTCTTTCTCTTGTTCTTGGATTTTCTTCTCCAAGTCTTCAATGACGGACTTCTTCTCTTCGTAGCGGAACTGCTCGTACGTAGCCAACAACATTCTGTCTTTGCCACTTGGTTGCGCAAGGACATCTTTAACTTTTTGCTGTACGCGTTCGAGCTCTGCCTTTTGTTTCTCAAGCGTTTCAGCCGCTTTCTTTAAGCCTGCTTGGGCTTTGGCAATCTCCGGGTCAAGAATCTCTGCCAACGCATCGTCCATGTTTTTGTACGCAGTGTCGTACATTTCCTCCACACGCTGACGATAGGCACTACGCGCTTTATCTGCCTTAACTTCAATCGCCTTGATCTGCTTCATCAACGGCGTTTCTTTTTTGTTCTTACGTGCCGAGTCTTTAATATGTTCAATAGCCGTTCTAAGCGGAGCCAACTCCCTACGTAACTTCTCTGCGCTATCGCGGATGCTTTTGTTTGTATCCTGCATTGTGCGCAACAACTGGTTATCCAGATCGTCTAAACGCTCACCTTGCGCAATTAACTGTTCGGCTTGTTTTAAATGTTTTTGATACTCAACTAACTTAGTTTCTTGGAAATTGCGCAACAGCTTGCCTATTTGCTTTTTTTCTTTTTCGCTAAAGCCTGCAAGCGCTTGTGCTTTTTCTGTATCGCTAAGTGGTTTGCTTCCTTTTGTGCGCCCCACGGTTGTTAGATATTTATTAACAAGCGCGGTCTCTTCTGGTGTATTGCCTACTTCTGGATACTCGATTGCCGCTTGCGCAAGTTGTTTGTCTGTCCACTTTTTAATGTCTGGGTCAATCCAAAAAAACTTGGTGTCTTTCTTTAACAACTCTATGTTTGTTTGGATGCGCCGGATAGTCTCAGCCATCGCCTTACTGCGAGCGGCAACTTTTTGTTCTTTGTCTGCTTTACGCTTAGTTGCAGCACGGGCTGCATCCAACGCTTCCCACACCAAACGAATCTTGGGAGAGTTGGCAAAGTTCTTTGGCGACATCCGGATATAACCGATGTCTTCTTCAGTCTCAGGAAACAAAGACTTCTGCCCTGCTTCTTTTTGCTCTATCGCTGTGGGGGCAAATGCTTTGAGCGCATCTTCAATGTCGCGCTGGTACTCACTCAGCGGTGCGCGTTCTTCTTCACGGGTAGCCTCTTGCGTTTTGCGACGCTTACCAAACTCGGTATAGCCTTCTTTGCCGGGAACATTACGTACAACACGTTTCTCAGAGACTGTTTCTTTAGCCCGCACTAACGCAGTGCCGGTGTCTTCCCCACGCATAATGCGCTCAACTTGAGCGTCAACGGCATCCAGCAAATCACGGCTTACTTGCTTGTCTTTAATATTTTCGGAGGCTTGGTCAAGGACATTTACGCCTTGGCTGTTTACCTCTTTCATGGTGCCGTCTTCAACCGCTGTCTGCACGCGGTCGTAGAAGTCCTGCGCTTTTACGCTACCAGCAATAGCATCGCGGGCTTTCTCCAATAACTCACGCATATCCTCAACGCGGTACACATAAGGCTGTCCGTTTTGCACACCTTCGTAAATGCCACCTTGTGGCAAATCTCCACGAGCTAACACTTTTTCAAGATTGGTTAGTGTGTACTCACTACGACGACGAAGTTCACCGCCTAATGTTTTGGCTGTCTCACCCTTGGCTTCCGCTACTTTCTTGGCTTCAGTCTCAGGGAACTGTGTCTTGAGGAAAGACTCTTGGCGTGTAGTTTTGCTGGGTGTTTCCCATAAGTTACGACGTGTGGTATCAAGTTGCTCTTTCAATACAGCAACAGCTTGTGGGTAGGCACCAAACCGATACTCTTCAATCGGACGCTCATCAAATACACGGCGTTGTTCGTAACGGGCTTGGCGAATTAACTTGTGTGCACGCAGTTGCGCTGGCTCAACCAACACACTCTCCATCGTGTTGCGTTGGGGTTCTTTCTGAACGCGGTCAATCCACTCGTTCAAGGTGTCATACATTTCAGACGCGGCTTTAATGGCCTCATCTTTTGTTAACGGGACTTTGCCCTCAGCACGGCGGTGCGTAGCCGCTTCTTTTAGTGCGGCTTGAATGTATTGCGAACGCATACGCGCCGCTTGATTGGTCAAAGACTGCGTCGTTGACGCCGCCATTTCATCTTTACCAAGTGTTTGACCACGACGTAGTTTGTCAGCAATATCTTCTAGGTTGTTTAGCGCAAAGTTCTGTTGTTGACGCAGTTTAAGAACCTCTTTAGCGTACGGGCTGCCGCTCTCCGACATGCTGGTCAGGCGATCTATGGCGGCGTTGCCACGCTCAAATGCTTCTTTAGCCGCTAAAGGTGCTTGCTGTTGCCCAGCCAATCCTGTCCCATAGCCTTTAGGTGCTTTGCCTTTCAGTGCGTTTGCGTAGTCTGTGTCGGCTTGGTCGGCCTCTTGCAACAGTTCTTCTACGCGTTGACGGATTTGTGGTGCCTTACGCACAGAGTCGGCGGTTGCTTTAACTTCGTTGTTGATCTCAATGGTTGGTTCTTTGCCGCCCATCGCAGACGTAAACATGTCGTTGAGGTAGTCAAAGTTTGTCTCGGCAGTAGCGCGATGCTCCTCAACCTGTTGTTCAGAAGCAAGATAGCGCTCCAGTGGGTCAGGCTTAGGTTGTACTTGCTGGGCTTTGAAGTCTTCTGTACGCTGGGCAAGTTCTGCCTTGGACTCCGCTTGGGCTGCTTTCTCTCGATCACGCAAGTTAAGTCTTAGCCCATCAAACACAGCTTTCTGGGCTTGGTTGTCCAGTCCGGGCAACACTGGGCGTTGCTGTAACGTCTGCGCCGCCATCGTGGGGTCTTGCATCAGGTAGTCAACGTAGTCTTTTACATCAAGTTGTCCCATGCTGCGGGCAGCATCAAGCTGTCCTGTGGCGTAGTCTGTTACGCGTGTATCTGGCGCTGGTGCCTCCGGCACTTCGTTGATGCCCAACGCACCTTTCATCCGCCCACCCGTAGGAGCAGGCGCGGCTTCACGACCACCCTGCATAGTCTGCTCCAGCATGTATTCCTCTGGAGACAGTTTCTCAACCCGTTGCTGCTCTTGAACTTGTGCCACTAAAGGCTTGACACGTTTGTACTCAGGGGTGTCGGCAAACAATCCCTTGCGTAGATCGGTCAGTTCATCTCTGCGCTGTTTAAGTTCGTACTCTTGCTCTGGTGTAGCGTCTTTAATCTTTTTGGGTAACGCCTGTAGTTCTTTGACTTTGGCTAAGCGGTCTTCGTAGTCTTGAGCAAACGTCAGCAAGTAGTCAGGAGACTGGCGTTTAAGGTCTTCGGCTTCTTTCTCAGCCCGTGCTTCCTCAGTACGTTTCTTAACGGCTGTTTGTTCTTCTTTGCCTTGCTGTGCACCGCGCTCAACGTAACGACCGGCAGGGGCTAAAACACCACCAAGAACAGCGCCCCCAATTAAAGAGTCCAAATACTCGCTACGAGCTTTCTCATCTGTCAGGTTAAGTCCCGCTTGCATGCGCTCAAAGAACTGTTGACCTGCCTCGGTCAAACCCTCAGCGCTCATAGCCTTGCCTGTAGCAAGCGCGTAATCTTTGGCTATCTGGGCTGTGCCTTGCTTGGCAATCTCAATAGCGGCTTTCTCTGGGACTTCTTTGCCAGCAGCCGCAAATATGCCACGAATCCCCGGAGCCATTCTGAATGACACCATATCTAGCGCGGCTTGTGGAAGAGCGGCGGCAGCGGCGTAACCTAAGTTAGTCTGCCCTAGTTTCTTGCCCTCGTCCATTTGACGAGATAGGTTTGAGCCAGTGAACTGCGTTAGTGATGCTAAGCCAGCAGCACCAATGGCGGGGAGGCCCGCAGGAGCCAAAACACCAGCGGCAAGCGGAGCCGCCATATAGGGCAGCGAGCCGCCTAGTAATTCTTTGGTTTTTGTAAATGGCGCTTCAAGAAAACTTTCTTCGGTAGGCTTGAACGTTTTCTTTTTGTATTCTTCTTGTTCTTTGATGTACTTTTCGGCATTAGCCTCATCCATCAAGCCGGTACGTCCTGCCAGCGCGGCAACGTCGCCTTTTAGTCCGGCTAAACCTGCTTTAGAAGCAGCAATAAATCCGCCTTGGGGTTGTTCTTGAGGTGCGGTTTTAACACCAAAAGCCTCCGGATACATCTGCTGTGCCCGCAACCACGTATCAGCGGGAGTCTCGCCCTCCCTAATAGTTACGTATCTACCGTCTGGTAAAGGGAGCGCTTGTGGCATGGTGTATCCTAATTGTGCGGCTTGAGATTAACCCCCGATAAGGCCGAACTTATCGGGGTGTGTGCATTATGCCATTAGGGCAACGCGTCGCTAACATTAACCGGTTTTAATCCGCTAACTTGTAGTTGTGCGTCAAATCCCGCAGCAGCTTGTGGGTTATCCCGCTTAAACAACGCTTTTTGTGCGGGAGTCATCCCCATGTACTTTATGAGCATTGTGGAGTCCGCTCTAGCATTGGGACCCATGATTTCAGAATAGGCTTTAAGTTTATCTGCATAAGTACTACCGGGCATTTGATTGACCATACGTTCGATATAGTTAGGCATACCCGCCACTGATGCTTGCGCCTCTCTGTTTAACTTTGCTATTTTTTCTTGGCTACTGGTTGTCATACCTGTAGATTGCAACTGATATGCGCCAGAGGTGTTTACGTTTTGCAACGCAAAGATGCCAGACGTTTTGAGTTTGTCGATGTCCGCGTTTCTGTTCTTGATCGAGTCGTCATATTTTTGGAAGGCGTCCATATCACCGCGTTTCTCAGCGGCTCTAGCACGTTCCATATCCAACTCCATCTTGGAGTTTTCTTGTGCTGCTTTGCGGAAGTCTTTGAGTGCAACAGAGTAACTCTTTGCGCCTTTACTAAATCCAGCGGCAAGGTTTTGTAAACCGTTGGGAGAATTACCCGCCGCCGCTTCTAAGCCGCCTTCAATAAGCGCCATGTAAAAGTCTTGTTCCTTGCCTTCGTTCAGACGACTTTTTTCTTTTTCTATCATCGCAGTGGCTTTTTCGTACAAAGGTCTAGAAATGTCTTCACGTTCTTTCATAAACGTTTCTTTGATAGGCGCTTCTTCTTTCTTGGGTAAGAATTTATCAATGCCCATCAACTGGTCAGCAAAAGACGCTACGGAAGGTAATCCCGCAGGTGGCTGAGTTTTAGTATCTTGCCCAGAACTAGCGGCAGGTGCTGCTGTTGGTAATTTTGTTGCCGGTGGTTTTGCTCCGGGACCGGTAAGTGTGTTGGGTGGCGCAGCTACAACAGGTTGTGTTACTGGAAGTCCTATAGCCTTATCTACGTCTGCCGCGCTGGCAGTCCCCGCAATAGAACTTTGTGGCATTCCTTTTAGTGTGCGATCAAGTTCTGCTTGTTTAAGTATCGCTATTTCTTCTGGAGAAGTTCCAAATAAATTAGTTGCCATACTAATACCGGGCAAGTTTCTTATTCCGGCTTTAGCATACTTGTTCAGTTGGCTTAAATACCCACTTAGATTTGCTGCACTTGTGCCTTGCGCAGCGCTTGGCACGGTGGCGTTTGCTCGTGCATTACGTTCTTCAAGCAACATTTTTGCGTATGCTTTTGCATCTTCGGGGGACATCTTAGTGATGTCAAACATACTTGCTGAAGGTACGCTACCAGTCAGACCATTAAAGCGCGGTACATACCCGCCGTCTGCATAACCCACGATACCGCCGTCTGCCATGCCTTGCATGTTCTGGGCGGGGAGTTGACCGATGCCAATGTTCTCAGGAAGTTGTTGCTGTGCCATTTGTGGTGGCATCTGTTGTTGTGGTGGCATTTGAGGAGCCGCCATCTGTGCAATCTCTTGGTCAACCACTTTGGGTTGGGGCTGCATCCCTGCAAGTCCGTTCTTAGCAACCTCGGCTTGTTTCTTTTGGTTAGCCACAGACATAGCCAACGAGACAATATATGGGTCGTTCTTGTGTAATGCCGCATACTGTTGCAACTCGGGCAACTGCATCCGAGACAACCGGCTTGTGATTTGATTGACGTTAATCATGAGTGTTCCTTACGCCATTTTGTGGATTGCCAACTCAGCCAATCCGGCTGGGCGTTTCTTTTCAAAGTCTTTAGGCAAGCCGCCTTTAGCGCCCCCCATTCGGCTCAAGCCATACGCACCAGCAGCCGCAGTACCTAGACCCGCCACCTGAGACAACATGCTTGGGTTCGAGTAGACGTTCTGGACGCTTGACTGCATCGGCAAACCTGCCAACATGCTCTGCATATAACTTAATTTGTTATACGGGTCTTGTCGTTGTGCCAAGAAATCTTGGTACTGTTGGTTCATTATGTTTTGTTGTTGCTGTTGTTGCTGCGTACCCAACTGGTTTTGCAACCCAATAGCACCCGTTTGTTGCCCAAACTGGGTTTGTCCCAACTGTCCCAACTGACCAGCCGCCTGACCAGCCGCGCCAAATCCAGCCAAACGGTTCTGCAAGTTCTGGTTGTACTGTTGCTGAGCATTAGTAAAAGCATTGTTGTAGCCCTGACCCACAATACTTTGCAGACCCATGTTGCGGTTGCGCTCGTTCTCAGCCGCCATGATCGCTTCGCGTGAACCACCAAAAGCACCTGCTTGGGTTGCCTTGGCTTGCTGATTTAGACCGCTAATATCGTAATTGCGGTTAGCCTCCGCTAACTGGGGAGCCAGCGAATACTGTAGGTATGGGTTCATGTACCCACCAACTTGGTTCTGGAACCCGCCAGTTGTTGCTTGCCTTGCTACATCTAAACCGCCGAGACCGGCAGCGCCAGATAAAGCCGTGCCTTGCCCAACTTGTTGTGCAACGCCTAAATCCCCAGCACCACCAAACGCTTGGTTCTGCAACCCCGTAAACTCGGCTGTGCGCTGTCCGGGATATGTCTGATACGGTTGGGCAGTAAGCGCCTCGGCTTTGCCAAGCATATTTTCTACGTACGGCTGTGCATACGCAGAGATTGCATTTTCTGTTTTTACCGTTTGATTAGCTGGTGCTGATTGACCGCCGCCGCCTTTACCCATGTTGTACTCCTTCGACGGGCAACTCAAACGTCACCCATTTGCCGTCATAACCGTCATTTTTAAAAACTTTAGACCAACCACGGCGTGCCGTGGCTTCCAATCCGTCACAACCCATATCTGCTGCATACGTACGTAGAAGCGCAAGAATCGGGTCAAGCCACTCTTTCATGTTTTCCCCACCGCAAAAAGACATGCAGAGCAACTTACGCTTAGGGTAAACCACTATGTTTGTAACAACTGCGGCTTTAATCTTCTCTTCGTCAAACGCTACCCACAAGTCATGGTCGTAGTCAGTTATAGAAGCGCGTATATCGTCCACCGTATAGCGTCCATGTGTGTGGTATGCGGCTTTTTCTAAATAGCCCTCGACTTTATCCCAGCACGTATCAACGTACTGTTTTGGGACCATAGACACCTGTATCGTCATGCTGGCAACAGCTTAGCCGCGTTGGTGTTCTTGGCTACTTTGTCTTTGGCGGTTGTTTTGCCACGAGCGTTCTGGACTCTGTCCAACATCTTGTACAACTGTTTAGCGCCAGCTTCGGTTGAGCCATTACCTAACTCGGAGACGATACGGGCTGGGACTACAAACTCACCATCGGCAAGGCGTGCGGGTTGCTTGTCACCGATCTGCGCTGGGATGGAGTCAGATACGCCATCACCGGGTCCGCGAAGTAAGCGCCCACCGTCTGAGTAACCGCCTAGATTAGCAATACCCCCCGCCGCATGATTGATCATGCCTTGATAGCCTTGCATACTTTGGGCTAATCCATTTAAATTTTGAGACGCGGGGCTGTTTGGGTCTTGTAGTTGTTGCGCATACGACTCACCAGAATCGCCTTTAAATAGGTGCCCTACTTGGGAACCGATGTCGCTAACAGCGTCGCCAAGAAAACCGCCAAATCCGTAACTAGGAACTTGCCCGCCCATAGCCATGCGGGTGCCCTGCATACTTGGTTCACCAGACATAGCATTCACTGCGCCGCCACCAGAGGGAGCCACCATGTTAGCCAACATATTAGTAGACTGAGGAGCCTGATAAGGCGTAGCAAAAGAAGACGTTGCCGTATTAGCCATTGGGTACATAGTGTTTACACCCATAGCCGCGTTATTAGACATTTGCTCAACGGGCATACCACCGCCAGCCAAAGCAATGATGCCACCGTTTGCCGCTTGGTATGGGGGGAGCGCTGTGTAAGACGGATTAAAGTATTGACGCTCGCTGGTGTCTTGTCCCGTAGGTTGGTACTGTGCGCCTATCATATTGCTCGGTGTTTGCTGGTTGTAGTCGTACTTGTAAGGCCGAATCATCTGTGGCGTCTTATCGGGCTCTGCATTTAGTTTGGGTTGCATTGCATCCATGATGGCAGGCGCTGCCGCCATACCTAACGCTTTATAACCGCCTAATCCTGCTACAGATGGGTTACTTAAAAAGTCACTAGCCCCAGCACCAACAGCGTCTTGAAACCCCGCCGCCCCACTACCCGCAGGCACAGCACCGCCAGCCAAACCCCCGACCATACTTGCACCGCCCAATCCACCCAGACCTGCCATAAAGCCTTTGCCTACGTCGCCTGTGCGTGCGGTTTCAACACCGCCAACCATAGCGGCTGCTGTATAGGGGTCAATAGCACCGCCAGAGAAATAAGTAATGCCCGCGCCAACAATAGCTGGCAGAAGGTTATCAAGAAACCCTGCTTCGGGCAAACCTGTTTTGGGGTTGATAGTTAATGATCCCCCCGCTGACATAGCAAGCGCTTGTAGTCCGGCGACTTCTTTGCCAGACATGTGTACTAGTTGGTCGTCAGGCCCGCGACCATGCGCGGCTAGGTGTTTTGCAGCAACTTCAAGGCTCATATTTGCCTCATAAAAAGGGGGTTGATCGAGTTTATCATGCCTTAATCCTTAATGGGTAACTAGATGCTGCTCCACCAGACGTATCGTAGTAAATATCACCAGAGCGCAAAAGAGCAAAATCAGCCTGTGTTGGAAGACTAATAACGTATACGGCTGGCGAAGTTGGATTTGGTTGAGCACAACTTAAAGCTGAGATTACCTCTGCTGGAACAGAACCTTGTGCAGGCTTTCTCTGCGTTGATACCAATATAGGGCCTGCGTTGTCTAGTTGGTCAAAGTACTGACGCAATATACCTAGCATCGTATCTATATAGAGGCGGTCATACTCAACTGGCGCGGCTGGTAATCTTGGGGCTATTACACCTTTTGCTGCCATGCTTATCTCCTACCGTCAGGTCTGACGTCAATACGCGGAACGCCTAACTGCCACTGCGTACCAAGGTCTGATGAAGAAATCTTAAATGCCATTTGTCTACCCCGAACCCGCACATAGACCTGTTGGGTAAATTGCTGGATGTTGTAGGTTGTTGTGCTGACATAGGACTGAGTGCTATCTACGTCTGGACTGTTTGAGTTGCCGTAGTTTGAGCCGGGGAAAGCACGCGGTCTTACCGTAAAGTTAACGGAGGGCGCTGCTGCACTGGAGCCATCAAAAGTGATGTCGGGAATAAGTCTCCAAACAAAACCAAAATTATGACCGTCACCAATATCAAAGTCCGACGATTGAACATAGGACTCAATAGCAACTGGGGTGCTAGTCTCGTTATTGTCTACGGTAGTCTCATGGTATACAACTGCACCATTGGTGTACACCCCGCCAGAGTTATACCCGATACCCGCCGTAGGTTCTGCTCTTAGTGGGCTATCTAACCAAGCCGTGCGCGGGCGAACAGTTGTGCCATTAAATGTGCCGTAATACCAAGTGCGCTCTAAATGGTTGTATATGACGTAGCGGTCAACTAAACGATTAGGCGAACCCTGTGTGCCCGTGCCGTTTTCACCCGCAGATGTAGTCCCAGTAATAGAGCAGTAGAACCACCATATCTCGTTGTAGCCCTCGTTTGTGCCAGCAAAAAACTGAAACGCTTCTGTCAGGTTAATGTTGTTATAGATGTACTGACGCAAAGCACAAGGCAGCGTTTCTACCCGACCAGAGTACATATAGAACTTGTCCGTGCCCATCCAATAAGTGACGTTATTTACAACAACCATTGCGTTGGGGCTGATGATGGAGATGTTGTCAGCTAAGAGTTGGCTACCCCACACATACGGCGCACCAAGGTACTGGAACGAATAGATGGCTGAGTCGGTAAGCACCAAAATCTCTTGCCTAGTCTGAATGGCTGTAATGATTTGAGAACCGTGGCTTAGACGGATACCGCCCGCTTGGTTAGTAATAGCAGGTGTCCATGTGGCTACGCTGTTTTGGTCAGACCAACGAATCTGCATTGGGTCTTGGGCTACCGTGGCGTACACACCTGTCGGGTCGTTTGTACCAAAAGCAAAAGTAAAACGCGAAGCATCAGACACCAACACAAAGTTAGTAACGGATGGACAAGTGGGGTCTGGATAAAAAGTAGCTGTTGTAGAACCCGACTTTACAGTGACACCGTATAAAGTTGGCGTTGCAGATGGGTTTGCCCTAATAATCTGCGCTCTGTCATATATGTTGGGGCTTAAATTATTAGCCCAGTAATACATAGCCGCACCGCGAGGATTAATAATTAAGTCTTCACCGTAGTTAGACTGACTCCACAAGCGCAGTTGAATGCCGATACCAGTGGTAGCAGGAGAACCCCAGCCCGTTGCAGTTGATGGGTATTGAAAGACAGCATCGCCGTTAGTGTGTGCTGCCGCTGTAGTGTTAAACCCACGGATTACAGGCGAGGCAAATGTAGTTCCCGTTGTTGATGGGTAAGAGATACCCTCAGAACCAATGTAGATTAATCCACTCGCCGCAAACCCTGACGTAGAAGTTACAGCAACAGCCGCAGTAGAACTACTATTAATTGATGCAGTCAACGCAGTCGTAGCACTAGGTCCAACAGAACCGCCCCAACCACCAGCGCCCCAACCTGTACCAAGCGTAAATGTGGTGTAGCCCGTTGTTAGTTGATAGTTACCTATAACAGAGCCACCACCATTATTAGTATCACTACCATTGGCGCGAGGAGAGGCCGTACCTGTACCAGAACCTACACCTGTAGCAACAAAAACTACGCCTACTGTGTTTGAAGCTGCGCCAATAGCCGTAAAATCTGTTGTTCCAATAGATGCAATTACATACGTAACCCCAATTACAAATCCACCTGCACTTGCACTAGAAGTAATTGTGTATGTGTTGTTACTTGTAACGGTTTTAACCTGATACTCTCTATTAAGCACCAGAGCTGTAATAGCGCCACCAAGGGTTACAGCGCCAGTAAAACAAACAAAATCTCCCACCTGCGCTCCATGTGAGGCGTTAGTAACTATGAGAGTGGTAGAGCCAGATGTTGCGGCAAAAGTGACTGCGCCAGCAGAAGTGGTAACACGCATGGGGGTAACGTCGTTATACGCACCGCCCGAAGAGTTCTGTATGTAGTACTTTAAGTCAGTACCAACGCCAAGTAAGTTGTAGCCTGTTAAATTAATCCAGTTCCACAGCCCCTTAACAATACCCCAAAACGATGCGCTAGTAGGTGTAGCGGCTGTCGATGTACCGCCTGATGAGAACGTAGCTGTAGGAACCGTAGTGAAATAAGACCCGCTATCGACTTGCCAGCCACCAATCTTCTCAGGGTAGCCAGAGCGGAAACGAATCTTGTCGCCGTCAAAATAGCCACCCTCGTTTGAGAGAGTAGTACCTTCGCGGTTAACGCCCGGTCTGAATGCAAGTTTTTGGAGAGGCATTTTTTATCCCACGTTTCTTTCAAAATGCGGGCAATCTACCAGAGATTTAAAGTTGCCGCCCCAACGGTTTTTAGGGTGCAAGGTTTCCCAGTAAGCGCCCAATGGCGCAAGAATGCCCTTGTCCCATATTATCTGCCCATCTTTGAAAAAATTTAAGTCTATTGCACAGCGTTTTAGGTGGATAGAGTTAAGCGTTTTGGAGCGTCCTGTTTTAACGTAAATGGCTTGTTGCTCAGGTGTACGGGCAAGTTCACCTCCCGTTACTACAAAGCCTTGTTCGGTTGAATATTGAATTAGCTTGCAGGCGTCTAGTAAAAACGCAGCTTGTTCTTGGCTTAGACTCATTTTTTACCCCTCATTTCTGCCAGTTTCTCAATGGTTCTGCCGCCAAAGTACGCACCCATGATGAGCATACCCCACTGACCTAGTAAATTAACATAGGCTTCATTAGCGTTTAAACCAAAGGCTGACATCATGCTAAACAGGAAGTAGCCTATGAAAATAGCTATAAGACTCATTGGGCGAATGTTCTTGGACAGCCAAGAGTCGGAAGCCATATCAGCATCCCATCTTTGGGATACGTTGTTTTCCTCGTTGGCTTGAGCCGCCAACAGTGCTTTAAGTTCTTCTTGCTCAAGCCGTGCTTTCTCAATGCCCAACTCAAGCAAGCGCTCTTCGTGGTCAAACTGAAGTTGGCGCAACTTGGCGACTTCAACGTCAGAGGGATTGTCAGAAATCTTTACGCCAAGCGTTTGCTCAACAACCTCTTTACCCTTTGCTTGAATTGCAGAAGACAAAAGTCCCAGACCATTCTGAGCCAATGTACCAAGCAGTGATGCAACGATAGGTATCATTTCTGTTCCTTTAGTTCGCGTTTAAGTTTACGAAGTTCTTTCATCTCTTGTTTTAACTGTGCCCGCATGTATAGGGTTTCTACGTATGCCATCGAGGTAACGCCCACAACAATACATATTGCTACTCCTATCAAAATCCACCAGACAAGTTTCGTATTTCCCACATGAGCCACCCAAAGATTAAAGATATGAATGCCACGGCAATCACCCCACTTGTTAATTCAATGACCCGAATCTCGTCTTGCTCTTGTTTCCACCTTGCCAGCCTAGTCCTGCGTATCGTCTCAGACCTTGCCCATGCTTGTTCTTGTTCTATTTTGGCGTGCATCTTGAGGAACCTGCTATACAAATCTTTCAACTCAGGCGGGGCATAGACCATTGCCTCTCTGGTCTGCTCCATCAACTTCTCCATCTGCAACTCAATCAATGCACGCTCAATCGCCTTTTGACTGGTGTTCTGCGTTGGGTCGTAGTTGGTCTTACTTGTCTCTTCTAACTCAATGTAGTAGTTATTGATTGATTGCTGTGTGTCAAAGAGAACTCCGAGGTTTGCCCCAATCTCGCTGATAAGTTTGAGTTCAAGTTCCTCGTAGGACTGTTGCTGTTTGGTTGCTGGCTTGGCTTTCGCTTTCGCTTTCGCCACAGGCTTTGCTTCGGCGGCTGGTTTACTAACAAATAAACCAATGAACCAATCAAAAATTCCTTTGATTGCCTTGACATCTCCGATGACCTGCTCTGCCGTCTTCTTTGCGCCCTCAAGCTCCATGCGGCCTTCATGCAGGAGAGCGCACCCTTGCTTGATGAAGCCAACGGCAGTCTGAGCCGCCAAGAGGAGAGTGAACGGGTCCACATTTTAGGCAGTGCGGTTCCACATATATACAGAGATATAGGGCGAGATTGTGGCTGCGGCTGTACCAGAACCTGTGCCGTCCGTTGTGCCAGACACGCTGTGGGTGTGGTTCATATTTACGCTTGCGCCGCTTGTTGTGTAAGCATTATTGTTACGTGCATCAAAGGCGTTAGCTGCACCAGAACCCCAGTTGTTAGCCGAGCCGTATGTGTGGGTGTGGCTCAAGTCAGTCGCGCCTGTGGTCGCGCTGAATGTGTGGCTGTGACTTGGTAAGTTAGCGGTAATTAGTGTTGTTGTTGCCGCACCACCTGTTGTGCCAGCAGGGTAAGTAGCATCTTGGCTAATTAGCATCCGACCAGAACCAAACGCTACCCACGTACCAAAGCCAAACAATGTATTAGGGTTAGTACTAAGCGTACCCAAATAGATAGACCCAACAGGATATGCCGCTTGAAGTCCTGTCGTTACAAAAGCAGTTGTGGCAATCTGTGTTGTGTTTGTTCCGGGCGATGCAGTCGGCGCAACGGGTACTCCTGTCAGCGTTGGGCTTGGGAACGTAGCGCCCGTCATGTAGTTAGTAGCCGTAATAATATCTGTACCGTTACATACAAGAACTATCTTGGCTGCGGCTGGGACTGATATGCCCGTCTGCCCACTGACTTTGACCGTGACTGCGCCAGTTGAGTTGTTATAGATGAAGTACAGCTTCTTGTTGGCTGGCACAATTAAGTTAGTACTTGCTCCGCCTGTACCCGTCAGTTCTATGAACATGTTACGCGCTACACCAGTTGCGCCATTCGGGATAGTGATTGTGGTATCTGTGCCAGTAACAACGGCTTGAGTTGTGTAACCTGATATGGCCTGTTCAATCAAAGTGCCGAGGTTGGTGTTGGTCGTTGACCCCCAGTTACCAGCTTGTTCGCCAGCGCCCATGAGTTCAATGGCTAGGTTGGTTGAATAGGTACTTGACATAGGTGTTTTCCTTTAGATGGATTATGCCGTTGGTTCGTCAGCAGGCTCTGGTGTATTGCCTTCAGCCACCCACTTTAAATAGGCTTGGTAGTCTGTGTTATCTGGGTTCATGGGTATAAAGGCGTTGTCGGATAAACGAATTACAGAAATTATTTGATTTAAGTCAATATCTTTGTTTAATTTATACATTTTTATAACTCCGCAGTTACTGTAATTGGAACTTGTAACAAAAACGCATCAGCTGCTGATACATTAGTCAGCATTTGTAATCTCATGCTTGTATTATCAAAAGTTGATATATCTTGAAATGAACTACCACTAATACCACTTACTCCACCTGGAGTTCCTTGCGCTGAAGTTGGTGTTGTTCTCATAGCCACAATAAAATTTTGTGATACCCCCCAATATGATCCAACAGTAGAATAAACCCTTCTATCTACTTGAAATTTTTGATAGTACCTCTGACACAAAGCCAATTCAGTTCCATAAGGTCTGTAATCAAACGATGTTGCGGTACTGCCTTTTTCTAGTTGTACGCCTGTGATGTAGAAGGTTGCGCCATTTGTAGTTATTGGTGTAGCGCATCCTGTTGGTGTAAATTGTGTTGAGCCGTTTGTCCAAGAGCCATTTGTCGCACTTCCATAGGTAGAACCAGTACCTAAATTAAAGTTTACATATAAACCAATTCCGTTTGTTGTCAGCCATGTGCCACTTTGGTCACCAGCAATAGTTATAGTTTTTTGTTCCCAAGTATTTGCAGATGAGATTGTGTATGTAAATCCATAAGCACGAACTTCAGCACCATTGTTTAATGCGCCTCCATAAGTGCCTGTAACGCTAGAACGAACCCAAAATGAAATGGTAAATGAACTAGCAGTTGACAAACCTAAATTTAAATCTGCTACGTTGTATCCTTCAATAACTTGTTGTATTGCAAAAAAATCATTTGTACCAATGGTTACGTTAGCAGATGCGCCAACAGTTACACCAAGATAGTTGCGATAACCCGTTGGTGGCGTTATAGAGCCAGCATTTTGTTGAACAGTATATTTACTTGCTTGGCTTAAACGACATTTCCATCGGTCAAGAGAATAGGTTTGGTCAGTAGGTGTAAACGAAGCCCCCGCATTACGCTGGTCAATCACCATCGCACCATTGATGATGCGGTTCTTAAACCCTGTGTACTGGGCGTTAGTACCCAGCAGACCTTGGTCAACTTGCGTTAAAGCCATTATTGGTTCTCCTCTGCGGGTTCTGGTGTGTTGCCAGCCTCAAGCCAGCGAAGGTAGGCTTGGTAGTCGGTGTTGTCTTCCACAAACGGAATAAATGCGTTATCAGTCAGACGTTGTACATGACGTTGCTCTGGAGCCGACCAATGTGGGTTGACTAATTTGTACATATTTGTTCCTTACAGTTCAGCCGTTACAAGGTAGTGATAACTACTTCCACCATAACCAGATTGGTTTGCAGTTACGCCAAATCCGTTTGCTGAAGATTGACCAACAGTCCCACTAATATTGTTTGTATCTTGCACAGCATATGTTGTAAAAGTAACTTTAGCCGCTGTTCCAGCGACATCATAAAAAGAAATTGTTGGAGTGGTTCTCATTTGTTGTTTAAATTGGGTGCTTTGATAAATTTCGCCAGTACCGTTCACACCAGCACATCCTGTTCTTCCAATAATGCCATTAAAACTTATGTTAGAACCGGGCGCTGTCCCATATGGATACGTGGTCTGGCAATAGCGTTCACACAAATATTTTTCTAACCCAAACGGGCAGTACTCAAATGGGGATGCTGTTGTCCCTGCTTCTAGTTGCACACCTGTGAAATACATTGTTGCGCCATTGGTTGAAACAAAATCGACCCCTCCAGTTGGCCCCCAATAATCACCAGCCGCCCATGCACCAGCAGTATTTCTATATGAACTTACCGCCCCAAGACAAAACCGAACAACCAACCCTGTGCCATTTGTTGTTAACCATGTTCCAGATGTGTCACCAGCAATAGTTATTGTTTTATATTCAAAGGTATTTGCAGAATTGATAGTAAAACTAAATGGGTAGGAACGATTTTGAGCAGAATTAGTAACACAACCGCCCATTGTTCCAGTAAGACTTGAACGAACCCAAAACGATAAAGTAACTGCTGAAGCGCCAGCCGCACCCCAACTTAAATCGTATGTATTTAGCCCTTCAACTTGTTGTTGCCATCCAAAGCGGTCAGAACCAGTTAAAGAATATGCAGACAATGAGGTTAAAAGCGTAGAGTTTTTAAAACCAGTAGCGGTAGTTGTTGATTGTTGTATGCTAAATTTACTTCCAGCAGTTAAAACTGATTGCCACCTATCAAGTTGATATGAACCATCAGAAGTAACAGTAACACTAGCCCCCGCATTACGCTGGTCAATCACCATAGCGCCATTGATGATGCGGTTGCGGAAGGTTACGTTGTTTGAGCCGCTCTGTGCGATGTTTACTGCTAGTGTCATGTTTTATCCTACTAAATAGCCGCCAAACCAAGTCCAAGTAGAGTCGCCACCATATGCAGTTACTGTGGCTCCAGAATTATTTCTAACAGTTACCAAATCTCCAGAAGCCAAATTTGCTATAGCCGTTAATCGCACTTCCGCATAACTACCATATCCGTTATAGTTTGCTTGATAAATCATGCGCCCACTGCTTGCTTGAGCAGTACCATTAACTGCTAATACTGCTTCCATGTATGAACTTCCACTAGTTAAACCCGTCCAAAGCACGCAAAAAGTAAATGTATAAACACCTGCTACTGGCGCTGTAAATGTTCCCGTAGAAGTACTGTAGTTACTGCCAATATTAAAATTTGTTACCGCTGTTGTAGTATTAAAAATAACAATTCCGCCTTGGGCAACGCTTGCGTTGGAGCCAACATACGCCCTAAATGCTGGGCGAAGCGGTGTTAAAGGGTAACCAGCGGAAGTAAGATTAAGCGCAGTAGTGCCGTTGTTGGTTTGTAATGTCAATGCAGTAGCCGCAGGACTTGTAATCGTAGGCACAGTCTCTGTACCCGTAACCACCAAATTACCGCTAATAGTCCCGCCTGTTGTCGGTATAGCATTCAACACCGAACTTACATAGAAGCTAATTGTGGTGATGGTGTCACCTGCTGTTGCCGCGTTAGTCAAGACTACCGTTGTGCCTGTTGTGGCTGTGTAGTCTGATGTTGGTAAATAGACACCGTTTCTGTATACGTCTACATAACCCACTGTGTAAGAAGGTATGGTGAATGATGTCTGTCCTGCCGTGGCAGTTGTGTTCGTTACGGTTCTGTAGGCTGTAGTCGTTACTCCGCTGGCTGGGATGCCAAGGTATCTTACGCTAATGTTGCTTGTACCGCTTGGTGGCGCGGCTGAGAAGGTCAGGGTTGTGCCTGATACAGAATAGGTTGATGGGTCTTGGAGTACACCAGTAACGGCAACGATGATTGAAGACGTATTGGCAGGAGCCACCGTCATGGTGTACGCTGTTTGTGAGCCTGTCCCGCTGAACGTGTCAGTCAGGAAGGCTGCTGAGATTGGGGCGTTGCCTATGTAACTCACTTGGGATACTCCTGTTTCACCGCATCAATAGCGGCTTTCCATGCGTCATAGCCGCCGTGGTAGAGCAGGTCAAACTGGTCAGCAAATGATGGATAGGCTTGCTGGCGCTTACGTTGATAGTCTTTAGCGTCATAGTCTGCTTGAAGACGGACAATTTCTGCATCAATTTCTGCATCTGTCGGGCGTTCTTGGCTATTAGTTTCAAACCAATCAACAGAACCGCCTTCTTTAATACCAAATCCACAAGTTGGGCGTAAAGAATGTATAGCATTAAATTTGTCCGTCATGCCGCAATCTCCATCAAAATAACAGTACTTGAACTTGTATAACTATTATCAGCGCCTCTTCTGTTGTAATACATTGTCCTTGGTGAATTAGGTAACGCCATTAATTTATAGGTTGTTGCGCTTGTTGTTGCTGGTGAATCAAGATACATAAAGTTAGCAGTAAAAGCATCTGTAGAACCTTGGTTCATTAAAGGAATAAAAGTAGCATTAGTAGAACTTGCGCCTGTACCAGCGGCTATTGCAGTTGAATTTCTATAAAGCTGCACACCTATATCTGCCGCCGCATCCGAACTACAGCACCCTAAATTTACACAAACTAAAATTTTACTAGTGGCACTTGTTGGGGTAATTGCAGTGTTTAAATAAACAATATAGTCCCCCCTAGGAAATATGGCTTGCGTTGTATCCCAAGTTTGCACCACTTGCAAAATAGACCCCGTAGGCAAAGCCGCCCTAGCCAAAGCAGTCGCATTGCTCAAGTTAATAGCCGAAGGCGTACCTAAGTTTGGTGTAGTAAGCGCTGGCGATGTCAGGCTTAGTGGGGCGTTTAACCCGTTTTGTCCAATCGTACTAATAGGCATTATCTGTTCTCCAGCGCTTCCAACTCTGCTTGACGTTCTGCGGCTGACTTGATTGGTGCGGCTAAGACAATGTCGTCTTTAGTTCCTGTTATGGGTTGACCAGCAGCCAACAAACGCTGAACTTCTGAGGCTACAATTTCTTCAATAGCAATACGGCATCGGTTATGGACTACGTTATCTATCCATTCTTGGGCATCCATTGCGACTACATGGATTGCTTTGTCTTCAGCAGCAGAAAGTGTGATTGTGTATGTTGCCATGATTTATCCTAGTAAATAACCACCAAATTTTGTTTGTGAGGCAGATATATGAATGCTTCCTGTTTCTACGTATAAATTAACGTAATCTCCAGCGCTTAATGACATTGTTATTGTTGAATTTCCAATGGTGTTATAACCTGTTAAAGTCAGTTGCCATTCAGTTGCAACAGATTGTTGCGCACCATTTTTATTAAAATTTAGTTTATAAGTGGCGGAAGTTCCACCTGTGTTGTATGTTGCTGTTACATAAAACAAATAGATTCCAGCCACAGGAGCGGTAAATCTTCCGTTAGAAGTTGTGTAGTTAGTCCCAATATCAAAATCTTTGGTATCAAAAATTAAATTATTTCCACCGGTTGTGTTTGTGCCGCCGCTACCTGTTGCTCTAAAGGCAGGTTGATATGGTGTTATTACCCGACCGCTAGAGTCGATACGCATACGCTCTGAGTTGTTAGTGCCAAATACCATTGGGTATGCACCTGTACCAAGCAATGTTGCCCCGTAAGCGGCACTTAATATTTGGTTACCAGCACTATTGTCTAAGCCAACATAAAAGTTTTGACCTGTGTTGCTAAAAATTTGATAAGCCGCATTTGTTCCAGTTGTAGAAGAAATGCGTTGATTTGCAGTAGTTCCTTGCACATCTAACTTATAACTTGGCGAAGTAGTACCAATCCCCACATTCTGACTTGTGTCCACCGTAACCGCAGTCGTATTGCCCGAACCAGTCTGTAGCGTTAGGCTTGAGTTACCGCTGGCTATGTTGGTAATGTTTCCCAAGGCGGTTGTGTTTACCGTACCCTGACCCGGTGCAATTACCTGAGTTATTGGGCTTGTGTAGTACACATAAATGTTGTTAGTCCCGCTCAACGGAGCAGAAGTGAACGTGATGGTGTTGCTACTGACTGTGTATGCTGAACTGGGGTTCTGGGCTACGTTGTCAATCGTGACTTGGACTTGGGCCACAGATGCGACTGGGCGAGACAGCGTAAATGCCGTGGTTGACCCGTTACCGCTGAAGAAGTCAACGGCTGGGGTGAACGCCTGTTGTGTGGGGGAGTTACCGATTGATGCCATTTAGACCGCCGTCAATCCAGATACCCAAGCATCGGCTGATGTAGCCGCGCTTGCTACTACTACCAAAGCATCACTTGCTTGCAAAATAAGCCTGTTACCTTGGATTACCTCTAGTGACCCGCCAACCGCTACGGTGGCTGTCTCTACCACATAGTAGTTAACTGCTGAACGGGTAATGTAGACATCACAAGTAATGGGTGAAGTAGAAGTGTTAGACACCACAAGGCTGGCTATAGCCAATGTGCCAGAAGCGACTGTTGTAACGGTTGAACCGCCAGTGCTTATGTTCTTTACTCCATACGATACGTTGGTGTAGGTTGCCATTTCTTATCCCATCATAAAAGCTAAGTAGTACGCTTGGTCAAGGATGTTCTGCGTACCGGGGGTGTTAGTTACTGAATACTCAGCAGGGTAAGCTACAAAGACATCTTTCGTGCCCGCACTAAAATTAAGTGCTGAAGGCTGTGTAGCTGAACTGTTTGATAACACCGTTGTGCGGGCTAGGGTTGTCCCTGATGAGGTGTAAGTGCCAATACCTACTTCCCACTCAGACCCACTTTGGCTTGCAATCGTATAGTACGTGGTGTTTGCATTCCCAATGATGGCAAAAGACTGAAACCCAGTTGATGCGCCAAGCAGAGTCACTGTTCCCGTACCAGCCGTTGTGGTAGTTTCTTTTACCCTGTTCGCAAGTACAAAAGCCATGTAAATCCTTTAAGGCGTGTTAACTAAAACCCAATTGGATGTTTCCGAATTATCCACCAAAGCCCAGTTAGAAGTTTCAGAATTATCCACTAATATCCAATAAATAGCGACCACAGTACCCACTGAGCCTACAGCCTGTACACCAGTCAACGCAAAAGATTTAGCAACACCAACTGTTCCTACCGCGCCAACAGCTTGAACGCCTGTTATGGCAAACGTTTTTCCGGGGACTACCGTACCCACTGCCCCAGAAGCAACCACGCCTGTTAGAGCAATAGTGATAGACGGCTCTACTGTTCCAACTGAACCAATCGCCTCGTCACCGCTAGTCGCATCAGACTCGTTGTAGATGACCGTACCAACCGCGCCAGAAGCCACAACCCCAGCCAGAGCAATTGTGATACTAGGAACGACCGTGCCTACTGCGCCGTCCGCTTGAACACCTGTTAGCGCAAATATCTTATTTGGGGTGAGCGTACCTGTAGTACCGTTAGCGTGAACACCCGCTATTAATGGGAAATTGGTTTCGTCTACAGAGCCAACGTCTGCGTTAGATAAAACACCAGTTAAAGCTACTGCTTGACTTTGCGTAACAGAGCCAACACTGCCAGTTGCGGATACACCCGTAATGGCAACAGTGATTTCTACTGTTACAGACCCAACAGCACCCGTTGCCTCAACCCCTGTAAGCGCTATTGTGATATTGGGAACAACCGTTCCAACCGCACCAGTCGCAGCTACGCCCGTCAGGGCAACAACAACTGTGTTTTCCCCTAATGACGCAAACGGGGCTTGTGCATATGCGGAGATACCAAACATGGTCTACGGCTTACGCCGCCTCCGCTTAGGTTGTTGCCAGACGCAGTAACGCGGTTGATGTGGTGTTGGCTGGCATCGTTAAAGTGAACGTGCCCGCAGTAATGGTCTGACTACCAAAGGTATGAACAGAGACCGCTTTATTACTCTGCGAAGAGTTATAAATTAACACCGCGTCAAAGGCTGTGGCTAAAGTCACCGAGGTGTATACAAGCGAAGCTGAAGGCGTAAAGAACGCCACGCCCGCTGTAGATGATGCGTTAGTCGCTGTAGGAGGAGTTGCAGCCGTGACCGCTATACCACCTGCGGTGTACCCAGTACCAGAGACTTCTCCAGTTGCCGAATATGCCGTAGTAGATGCGTTGTAAGTAGCAGATGCCAAATACAAAGCGGCTTTAAAAGAGTCGGTTGCGCTCGTTCCACGGGTTGGTGCAGTACCAAAATTATGAGTCGCAGTCATTAACTCGCCCATGAACGAGGTTGTCATTGATTGGGTATTAGCCATGATATTTCCTTTATGCTAAAGAAGCTGTTTCGCCACCAGCAAAAGTGGGCATTTTTTTCAAGGTCACATGTGCAGAACGATGAACAAGTTCACCCTCTAGCCAGTACTCCACCCATGTGGTGAGTTCGTTGTCGTTGTCCACGGTTCCTTCTCGCTTTTCAAGCAAAGAATCGTCCATGTCGCCTTTAGTGGTTGTTACTAACATTATGAAATCCTTATGATTGCTGATGTATTAGTGACTGCTGGGAATTGTACGGTAAATGTGGCTGTAGAGGTCTTATCTGCGCCAAAATCTAAGACACAAACCGCTGGATTTCCGCCACCGCTTAGATAGATTAACGCACCCCGTGCAGTTATTGCACCTGTCCATGATGTGTTGTTAAACGAAATAAACGCTGTGTCTCCATTACCCACCGTTGGGACTTGGGCTATCGTCAATAAATTACCGCCCGCTACATAGTTGCCACCAGACGCTTCGCCCGTAGCAGTGTATGCAGTTGTATCTTCATTGAGAGTGGCTGAGTTGGTATACAACGCCAAATAAAAACTACCAGACGTAAAGTTAAACGTGCCATTCATCAAGCCCGTCTTAAACGTATTGCAGGTAAAGTTGCCTGTAAACGCCATTATTGGACTCCATTATTCTGCGGTAGCGGAGCCACGCGAGCCTGACCACTGCGGTACGCATCACTGCGCTCCAGACCATCTCCAAGACGTTTAGCTAGTGCTAGTGCTTCCTTGTACTTGGCATCATAGAAAGCCATGATGTCCGGTTCGCCCTTCATGTAGGTGTACGCTTCAACTAATGCACCATAAAGAAGAACAGTATCAAAGTTATCACCCAACCATGTAGTTAAGGCTGTGGTGATTGACTCAGGATAGTAGTAATAATGCAGTTCTACATAATAAGATGCGTCTGGCGTTGGGCCAAGAATTAGTGACAACTCGTTTGTAATAGTCACTCCGTTTATTCTTGGACCAAACAAGGCGTAGTATTTTGGCTCACCCGTGCTGTTAGGAGTTGGATACGCCTGACGTATAAAGTTAACGTCTTTGTTCAATAAGTATTCAAACGTACCTGTATCTAAATTGATAGGGCTACCAGTAGCCCCCGTCACCAACGCTAGAGAATACACAGATAAGAAATCATCAGGAAGAGAAACGTATTTGTTGTTGGCTGTGATGGCTGAATATTGGTTCTTGCGAATGGATGGAAACTGTACCGTGTTGTAAATGCGTTGTTCAGCCTGCGTAATAAAACGATTTATTTGCGTTGTTGAAGACACAACCGTGCTGTCCGCCAAAGTGGTAGACGGAAAGTTGTTCTCCGTATAGGTCTGAATTGCCGTTACTAACTCGGAATAGTTCATCCCATTTTCCCGCTAATCTTGCGCCCTTTGGTTGCAGCGCCGTATCCACGCATCACGCCAACACCGTATGGGTTAACTGGAGCATAGTTGCCTTTGCTGATACCGCTAATAGACGGATTCATCTCTGTCATGCACTGAGCACCAGTCTCTGTAGGTAGTCCTGCTTTAAGTGCTTTACCAGACATGTCGTGTGGCTGGGCATAAACGCTGGCGTCACCAACTTCTTTACCCATCATTTTTTTGCTGAATGTAGCCATTACTTGCTCCCCTGATTTGTTGCACGGGACATGTTACGTCCTTGACGCATTCTGTCTTCAGAGGTGGGGCCGCCCTTTTTGAGCTTAGTCATTGGCTTGCCGGGGTGTAGTTTTTTCTCGTGCTTGTGCACTGCACCAGCAATCATTTTCTTGTCCTGCTTTAAGTCTTTCTTGTCCATTTTCAACTCCTAAGTTGTTGCTATCGTAACTGTACCCAATTGCACCAATAAAGCCAAGTTATTTGGCGTTAAAGCTGCGTCAAAACTGCTTGATCCACCAACAGGATTCCAGCCCCATTGAAAAATTCTGCTACCACCACCAGACTCGCCGTCTGCTAACAAACCAGATACTTGGTAACTCACATCAGGACGCGGGTCACGCACACCTTGCGGGTCACTAACTGGGTACATACCCAACGACAACTGCGGTTGATCTGGGTCCCAACAAGCGGGGCAAACCAACAGGTTGTACGTTTTTGTCTTGATTACTTCCTTGCGTAACACAGTCAGCTTAAATCTAAACCCACATCGGTCACACTCAGCAATCGAATTCTTGCCGGATGAAAACCTATTGCCCATTAGATAAACATCTGACGGGGAACAAGACGGATCGCTGCGCGTTCCTGATCTTCATCCGCTGCCGTCATCCATGCCTCGTCGTACTGCGCCTTCAAAACCTGCAATCTCTCCATACCACCCGGCACTTTAAGCGCCAAATAGTAAGCCAAACCTGCTGTCAAGCAGTTAACAAATCTAAACGGTACGTCCATGACGTTAACGCCCCCGCCAGCATCTTGCACGCGACGCATGCGCCAGTAAACAAACTGATATGTCTGGGAGCCGTCTGGCGTAGGCCAAACGGTAATGCTTTGCTTTTGAACCAAAACAATCGGGGCACTGGCAGTGTGGGCTGCGGCAGTCGTGCCATCTTGCCCGCGTGTGCAGTTCAAAAGGTAGGCTGGTGTGGCACCGTCTGCCACAGAATATTCGTTGTACCCAATCAACTCACTACCTATCTGAATAAAGCCCGCATTGGGAACACTCACTAAACTTGTGATTGGGATAGATGTAGCTGTGGCAGTGATTGTCGAAGACAAGGTGCCTGTTAAAACCGAAGACTGCCCCGTCAAACGCTGAATCCACACTTGGATTGGACGGCCTTGGGTTAACTTATTTGGGATCGTAGCGTAAGTAGAAACACTAATACGCGTAATCGTCAAGTCCGCTTGGTTGCTTGGGCTGTTTGCTTGCGTGCGAATCACATGCTCAAGAATGTCTGCCGTATCGTTTGGCAGTGCGTAGGTGGGTTGCCCTTGGGTCAGGGTAATGACGTCTTGTTCAAACGTCCACATGTTGACGCCACGATTAGCCCAGTCTGCAAACAACAAGTTCAAAGACCGACGGGCGGTTCTTAAATCATAGCCCGTACGCATCTCCGAACCCACGCGCTCAAACGCCTCCTCCACTATTTCAGAGAGGTCAAGGTTGAACGACGCGTTTCCGGAGGTATATGCCATTATCTAAATCCTGCTGTTTTCTTTGCTATACCTTTAGGCTGGGCTACGAATTGCTTCCCGGCTTTTTTGCCAGCACGCTTTGCACGGGTTGTTGCCGCATACTCCGCAGAACTCAAAGACTTAATTGCCGCCTCGGGCAAGTAACGCTCACCCGTTTTTGACGATGGCTTTCCCGACTTAGTGCGCCACTTCTGGTCGCCCCAGTTTTTAAGGGATTGCTGTGGCGCTTTCAATCTTTGTAGCCCCCACCTGCGGCCTTATAGCGTTTAGCCATTACCTGCGCTTTTCTCGCGCTCCATTGCCCTGCACCGGTGCCTACGATTGCCGCAGCTTTGACGCTGTTAAAAATCCGTTTGCGTAAACCGGGCTTGGTGTAGTTACCAGCCTCATTTACCTTGGACTTGGTCTTGCCACCTTCAGCGTACTGCACGAAGTCGGTGTCGTCCTTTCGGGCAGTCTTCTTGCCTTTGGGCATTTTGCTGGGGGCTACTGCCCCCATTCCACGGCTGGGCATCATAGGTTTAGCAGGCTCTGCCGCCCTTGTTCATAGAAATCATCTTGCCTTTGGTTTTACCCTTGATCTCAATGCCACCACCTTTTGCCATGCCGCCTTTTGCCATTTTCTTCATTGGCATTTCTGATTTTTTACCTGCTGCCATTGCTTTTTTCTTGGCAATCATTTCCATGAAAGGGTTTGCTTTAGCCATATCACCACCTCTTTTAAAAGTTTTGCCTTTATCGGCGTTGTTGAACTCTTTGCCCACGGACTGTGGAACTCCGACTTTCTTGGCAAATGATGGGTTGTTAGCCACCGCAGCCATGAAATTGTGTTGTTTCTTACTCGTGCTTGGCATACTTAGCCACCAAGTTTTTAACTGTTTCGGTTTCCCAAATACGCAAAATTAACCACACAATGGTCAATATTCCACCAATGAGTCCTACGAGTGGAGTTACCCAGCCCATGAAACCACCAAGCCCAACAACCACAGCCGCGCCGTCAGTCATTGTTTTTACGTCGTTGTTCATATAAATCCTTTAACATTTCCAAGCCCGTAGGCTTTTGTTAATCCTAGAGTTAGGATCTTTTGCTGTCTTGGGTGAAGTTAACTTCTTTTTCATCCCTTCCATGCGGGCACAAAAAGAATCTTTACGACTGCCACCCTCTGGCTGCGGAGCCTTTAGTCCGGGTTTACCCGGATTGGCTTTGTTGTAGGAAGCCCTGCCCTTGGCGTTCAAGCCACCTTTCTCGGACTTGCCTTCTTTGCGTTGCCATGCTGGTGATTTAGCCATTTACAACTTTCAAACGTGACTCTCGAATATTCTCGAGCAATGGTATAACAACATTCTCTCGGAAGTTATTAGTGAACGATTCGCTACCAATATGTGGGAGGCTGATGTCTACGTCGATATGGACTGTAAAGCCCATGTCTGTTGCTCTGTCGCAAAACAAATAGTCCTCGCCAACATACTGGTCATCTCTAATATCAAAGTCAAACAACGAATACATTCTCTCGCCTGTAGCCTTGTTCTTGTATGACCACTCAGGATGTGCTTCACCCATCTTCTCGATG